TCACCGTCCATTCCATTCACGGAATACTCAGTGACACGTTTCTCAAAGAAGTTATCATGTGACGCACCATTCAGTACCCAGTCCAACCACGGTAGTGGATTGTCCTTGACCTTGAAGTTTGGTTTCATACCCAGTTGTAGTAGTCTACGATCTGCAATGTGACGGATGTATTGTTTCACATCTGCCTCTGACAGTCCTTCGATGTCTCCAGACTTATATGCAAGTTTGATGAATCGATCTTCTAACTTAACAGCGTTCTTCGCCATCTCGTAGATCTTTGACTTCAGTTCATCGTTTACGATACGTGGATGTTCCTCACAGAACTCACGGAACAACTTAGCGTTACCTTGTACGTGCATAGTCTCATCACGGATAGACCATTCTACGATTGTACCCATACCCTTCATCTTACCGAAGCGTTGGAAGTTCAACAACATCACGAATGATGCGAACAATGACATACCTTCGTTGAATACAGATTGTGCAAGTACAAGTGCGAGTCCAGTATGAGAATGAATGTCACCCTCTTTCATGAAGTCGATCTTGTCGGCCATCTCCTTGTACTCAAGGAATGCATGGTGTTCTTCGTCAGGTAAACCCAGAGTGTCGTTCAACAATGCATAGGCACGTTGGTGTACACCTTCTCGGTTTGCGAACGATGATAACATGTTACGGATCTCATTGTTCTTAAACTTAGGAATCAGTAACTCATGGTAGTTCTCCCCTACCTGTACATCCGACTGTGTAAACAATCGTAGTACTTGAGTGATGAACTCTTTCTCTTGTTCAGAGAGTTTCGTTCTCCAATCTTGGATATCTTCAGAGAGTTCTGCCTCGTCTTCTACCCAGTGGATCTCTTCGTGTTTCTTAGTCAGTTCTACTGCCCAAGGAAACATGAATGGTTTATATGTTTTGCTAAATTCTAGTAATGCCATTTATTATCCTTCGCAGGCCCGACATTCATCGGACTCTTCTAGTTCTACTGGTTTGTTTAGGTGTTCCATCAACTCGTCATATCCACCGACATATTTGCCTTCGATATAGATTTGTGGTACTGTTTTTACTTTACGTCCGGTAACTTCAGAGGCAGTCTTACCGATATCCGCAAGATCAATATAGTCATACGTGATACCTCGTAATTTTAACTCGTCCTTTGCCAACTGACAATACGGACATCCTTTCTTACCATAGACAATTGTACGTACATCTTCTGATAGAGCGACACGTTCTACCTTATCCGAAACATTCTCTGCACGTTGTTTTGCTTCTGTACGTAGGTAGTATAGACCTTTCAGTCCCTTCGCCCACGCACTATAATGAACTAAACTCACATAAGACTTCTCTGCACCGGCAGGGAAGAATAGGTTAACCGATTGTCCTTGACAGATAAACGGTTGACGTTCTGCAGCATGGGTCACTACCCACATCTGATCTAACTCTTGAGCTGTCTTGAACACTGACTTCTCACCTTCGGTCAAGAACGGTAGATGTTGTACCGAACCTTTGTTGGTGATAATCGATGTCCAGTTAGACTCGTTGTTCTCACCCTTCTCATCTAACAATAAGGTCAGGTACTTGTTCTTCACTAGGAATGAACCAGCACGTGTACGGTGAGTATATGCATTTGCCTTCAGTGGTTCAATAGAAGGACTTGTACTCAAAATAACACCAGATGATGCATTAGGTGCAATTGCCATCAAGTGAGAGTTTCTCTTACCAGATCCCTCACCATCAAGATACTCTCCACGTTCAACCGCAAGACGATCTGTCTCTTCGTGCGCTCGATCGTTGATAGTCTCGAACACCACTTTATTCATTTCACGGGCTGTCTCTGACTCCCACGCAACACCATGTTTTTGGAGTAAGGAATGGAATCCCATTGCCCCAAGTCCGATACTTCGTTCTCTCGCAGCAGAGTATTTTGCTCGTGCGATCGTATCAGGAGCATTATTAATAAAATACTCAAGGACGTTATCAAGCATACGAACAATATCTTGAACAATCGTAGTGTCTTTCCATTCATCGTAATACTCCAGATTCAGAGAAGACAGACAACATACGGCAGTACGTTCTGCATCTGTGGGAAGATGTATCTCATTACATAGGTTAGATCCATGAATCTTCAATCCTTTATCTTTCAGTGGTTGTGGCATATCCGCATTGGCGGTATCAATAAAGTTCAGGTAAGGTTCACCTGTACGGAATCGTGTCTCTAGGATACGTTCCCATAGTTTACGGGCATCGACTGTGTCTTTGACCGCATCGTCCTTCGGATCACGCAGATCAAAAGAACTTCCCTGTTTAACTGCCTCCATGAACTCGTTACTAATGTTAAGTGCATTGTGAAGGTTCAATGCCTTTCGTTGCACATCACCTGTCGGGATACGCATGTTTAGAAATTCGATAATGTCTGGATGACTCACATCCATATACGCAGCATAAGAACCCTTTCGAGTCTTACCTTGTCTATACGCAATCATGTCCGCATCTACGGTATGTAGGAACGGCATCGGGCCAGGCGCAATGTCACTTACTGTACGTACATCACTCCAGTGTCCACCTACACCACCACCATAAACAGACAACCACCTCAACTCAGATGAATGGTCGATTAGTCCCTCAAGTGTGTCCGGAACATATGTCAGGAAACAACTGATAGGCATCCCCTTACCTTTACCATCACCATTAGGTGCATTAGATAGTACCGGAGACGCAAACATAAACCACTTCTTACTTACGTAGTCATAGAGACGTTGTGCAAGTTCAGGATCTAGTTCATCCTTGTATGTACTCCAAGCTGTCGCTGCACGTGCATATGCTTGTTGGGGAGAATCTTCTTTTGCGGTCAAATAAAAATCTTTCAACATACCTACTGCGTAATCGGCCAGTAGATCATCCATAGATCTATTAATTTTTATTTTCATATTTTATCCATTGTTCTGTTTAGTATGTTGACTATAATCGTAAATTGGTAACTCATCGTTGAAGTCGATTTCTTCAATGAGTAATTGTTTACCCGTTCTTTGAAACTCTCTTATCTGTTTCACCATGTAATCCATCTGTTCGCCAGAGTCGAGAAGACCTTCCCACATCATATGATTAGTGAGAGACTGGTGATAATTCTCTGTGAGAAACCTGTCGGGGTGAAGATATTTATCATCGCAACCATCTAGAGCGACATAAATTAAGCGACCAGTTATACCTTCTCGGTCGTAAGTATTTTGGATATCGTGTATCCATTTGAGATCCTCTCCTTCTTTGATAAAAAAGATCGGATCTCCATAATCAAGAAACTCCATGAAACTTCCTTAGTGGTTAGTTTTATCTAGGAGTGCAGTATATCACAATCCACGTGACTTGTCAATAGCCCGTGACCCAAACCAGAAAGAAATAATTGCGGCGAAGATTGCCTTGGTGTCATCATCCCAAAGGACGTTCAATGCTTGTGTCAGATCTGCACCCTTATCAAGGGCGTCCATCAGAAGACTGACTTCGATTGCAGCAAAGAGTCCGAAGAAACAATAGGTGATAACTGGACGTACAGACTTCTGAAGGCCTGCGATGATACCAGTCGATTTTGCGATTGCGATATCATGATCGATCAATCGTTGGTGTTCTTGATCCGATGCTTGTTGTTCATACATCTTGATGTCTTGGTCAAATCCCATCTTGCGGAGTTCCGCCATGTGGGTCATCTGTTCAAGTTTAAATTTGTTGTCTGCCTTTGTCTTGAAGTGATCTGTTATTGCGGGTACTACTGACCCACCGAATCCCAAAAGACTGCCTAATAATCCACTAACCATTTTCTACCTCACTTTGCTATACGCTTTAGTACTTTTTCAATATCTTTACGTTTCTTCTTACGGTCATACTTCTTACGCATTACTACGGTATCGGAATCATCTCCCGCACCCGCAACAGACGAAGTAGTCGTACCACCCATGTCTTCAATAAACTTTTTAAAATTCTTCATATCTACCTCTACTTATACTCGTTTTAACAGGGTGGCCCAAGATTTATCTTCGACCAGACTCCCGTCTTTAGCGAACGCAGTTACACGGTAAGTAAATCGTTCTATTGGTTCAAATGCGGACAAGATGTCTTGTTCGAATTGTTTAACGACATGATGAATGGGTTCCTCATCTGTTCTCATAACAAGAATGTATTCGGCACCGTTATCGTCTGCCTTCTGAAAGTATTGAGCAATGCTTCGGTGATTACTACCGGCATCAAATATCCATAGGTCGTGGATGTTTTCTATCTCTTGAGTGTAATCCTTTATGTCTGCGATAACACCTTGGAATCGTCCACCGAATATACCACGGATGACATGCATGTTCTCTCTACTGTAACCGTATCGATCATCATCAACACTGGTAAACCTAACTTGACCATCGTGTTGTAACCACAATAAAGAACTGTGTCCGGCTCCAAATCCTAGTTCAACTACACTGGTCGCCCCAGTACGATCGTAGACTTTATCTATCATGTCTACGGTAGTGGTATGTAAGGACATGTATGCTTCGAGAACTTTACCTTGGTTACCTAGTGCGATATACTCGTCTACTAGATTATCAACAGACAATGTGGTCATTTAGTGATATCCGATATGGTTACTAATACTTTGTGTCCAGACTTCATGTGAGTACCCTCGTAGATATTGAGTCCAAGAATACTGTCTATAGGAAGTGTCTTCTCTATACGTAACTGGTCACCCTTGCGAACTACCTCTGCACATTGGGTAGTCATTGAATCGTACTTCATACGATAGATGCCCGGCCCGATCTCTTCACCATCGATCATGAACCATTGGTGATCTTCTGCCAGACAATCTAGAATGTCGATACCTGTCTTCTCGTGGATCTTCATCAGGTTCGAATCTGACAACTCACCATGTTCTTTAATCAATGCGAGTGCGGCACCATATCGTGCAACTACCGACTGACCGCCAGGCACCTTTGCCATGATTCGTTTTAAATTGAAAACAAGTCTATGGAAGGGGGTGTAGTGACTACGATACGCTTCACGGTCATCTGTCAAGTTGGTACTGAAATCCTTATTCTTCTTACCGTCTTTGTCAATGATACCTGCCTTGAACGCATCGGTATCCTCGAAAGGGGTAACTAAGAGTTTGAGGAATCTAATTGTATAGACTAGATCCGCAGCTGATTTTAAAATTCCCATTATCTTTTCTCTAAAGGTTTATCTTTATTTATAGTCTGGCGATTTCACGTAGTGCTTGAATCGCAACTTTATCCATTTCAATACCCGTTATTTCATCATTTTTGATGGCACGGAGATATATTAGGAAGGGTTTGAGTGTGGGCCAGTGTTCTACTACGATTTTCTGTGCCAACATCTCAACGGCTGGTTCAGTACCGAATACATTGAGTAGGACAATAAGGTGATTTAGGATTAGTCTCTCTGACAAATCTCCCCCACCATAGTACCTATTCAACAATCGTTTGATGTACTTGAATCGTTTTAGATCTTCGAAGAACTCGTCTTCGTCAATACAGGTGGGGTTACGATAATGCTTTGCTGCATATAACGTGAAGTTATTTCTGTTTAGTTCCATCATTAACCAATCTCAAAGATTTATAAAATGTGTCTTCATATTTAGTCTCTAGGTTAGACTCTATAATATAGTCCATCAGAGTTACCATCCACTCATAAGAAAACCTACCATCCGGAATATTCTCTTTCATTTTGTTCATGACGACTCCAGTGGGGTCAGGTGAGTACAAGTATGTGAACTCGTCCTCTTCGTCATGATAGGCGACATCTAGTTCACCTCTCACACCTTTCTGTTTGATCTCCCACCATTGCATAGTGTCTTCACCTACCAACAACTTAGGATCATAATTTATATGGGACGCACCTTTACGTGAGAAGAATACCATACGATTGAAGAGATCCCGATAACCGTTTTTGTTCTTTGTCGGATTGGACATCTTCCAACATAGTTTTTCGAACGCAACTCTTGACTTTGCCCATTCCATCATGGTATTATCGTCACACCAATCGTAGACCATCTCATGATCACTAAACTCAGGGCCGCGACACCGTTGCTTTCTCCACCAGTTCGTCCAATCTGTGGGTAGGCATTCATTTATCTCTTTATCTAGTTTTGCCCATCCTTTAGTTCGAGACCACGATTCGACCACATCGTTACCATTTTTGTCCTTAGTAAACTGAGTCGCTACTTTACTCCACTGATTGACAAGGGCAACTACATCTGGAGGAGACGGGTGTTCAGATAACTGTCGGTAGAACTCTACGCCATATTCAGTGACTATATCGTCACCGTCAACGGCAACCATATGTTCATGAGTAGACTCAAGGAACAATCGAATTAACGAGTTTTTTCCGGTAGATGGGGTTCCATCAGATTCGGTAACATAGTGTTCTATACCCATGAACCAACAGTAGTCGGTCGCACGTTCCACGTAATCCTTATCCAGAGAGTTGATAACTACAATAAGATCTTCGCGGGGAATCGTTCGCAAGTGTTTTACAAACAAGCAATTGTCGGGGTTGTGACGGAGGGATTTATCCCTAGATAGTAAGACATAATATTTCATGTAACTATCTAGGGATATGTTTGGACAGGTTTATCCTACGATTTCATTCATTTGAGCTAGTAGGTCTTTCTTAGAACGTCTACGATCTAATTCCACACCCATAGTACGTCCCAGTGCTTCTAGTTCGATCTTAGTCATTTCTTCTAACGACTTACCACCTACAGGTGCTTCAGTCAACATAGACACATCAGCACCACCCAGTTTGGCGTTAACAAGAAGATCGATCTCATCCTGTTCGCCATGGAATTCATTGATCTGTGCTTGAGTGAAACCACTCGATATAAACAGTTCTCCGGTGTTCGGATCTTCCCAACCGTTTAGGGTTGGTACTGCGTCTGGACACCAGCCTGGAGCTCTTAATTTAGACATAATCTTTTACCTTTGTTTTATGATTTACGGAGTTGTTCCAAAGTACGTTGAATCAGATCAGAATGTTCCTTAACAGGTTTTGGTGCAGCGTCACCCTGTCCAGTATCGCCTGGCAGTTTCTTGGGTGATGGGCCACCTTTACCAGCAGCAGTAGTAACCTTAACCGCATCTTCGTAACTGTCTTCAAGTTTCTTATCAGACTTAGCGTGTAACTCAGCGAATGCTTTCTCTTGAGGAGACTGAGTCTCACCGTGTTCTTCGCCAGGTGCTTTGCTTTCCAACAGACCCATGAGTTCACTGATCAATGCGTCAGATGATTCTTTAAATGATTCTTTTTTCATTGCTTTACCAATTGCCTTACGTCTCTTATGTAGGAACTTATCAGAAGAATCGACATCACCATCGTTATCAATGTCTTTGTCTTTACGATCTTTGAACTTCTTCTTAGCAGCTTTAGGGTCTGCCTTGTCAAGTCCTTCACCGTCATCTTCGTCATCGTTAGATGCGTCTTCTTTGACATCATCTTTCTCAACGTCTTTCTCTAGTTCGGTCTTCTCGTCTTCTTTCTTCTTTTTCTTCTTAGGCTTATCTTCAGACTCTTCACCAGAATCTTTCTCTTCGCCTTCGTCTTCGTCTTCGTCTTTCTCTACGTC